GCTGCGCCCGCGCCGTCGTCCCGCTCCATGATTTCCATATACTTTCTGTATTGACCAACTGACACCCCTGCGCATACATGTTCGTCACATCCGCACAGTAGCGTCAGTTCGGGCATTATTTGCCCTGCATAAAATTTTCCTGCATCTGCTCCATGCTCTCGTTGACATTTTGCCCGATGCCGACTTCAATCGCGGCGAACTCGAAGATGATTTGATCGACGGTCATTCCCGTTTCCGGGTCAGCCATTTCCGCCACGGTGAACTGATTGCCGTACATTTCCACGATGCAGTCCATGATGTCCCGGAACTGCTTCGCAGTGTAAAGTCCCGTCTTGCCTTCGGTTTCCATGACACCATCGCGCACTTCCAGATAGTGCAAATAAGCGTCGATGCCCGCCTTCGGCTGAATGTAGGTTTTTCCGCCGATAACCAACGCACGGCCCTGCTGCTCTTTATCCGCCATTTTTACACCCTCCCCTTGTTAGCCTTTTGCCTTCGGTTCCTGCACTTCGCCGAACCAGTCCTTGATCGCCGCAGACGCATCGGTGTTCTCTGCAAGCAGGTTTCCTTCGTCCACGCTTACCTGATAGTTGCCGTCAATCGCGCGTTCGTAGAAGCTTCCCTTCAAGGTCGCCGTCTGTGTGGTTGTCTTGTCTGCGTCGGTTTCATATTCGTCGTCATATCCCTGACCGAATGTTCCGACGTAAAGCCAGACAAATTCATACTTTCCATTCAGCTTTTTCGCGCGATAGCCGACGGCGACTTCCGGGGCCTTGTCGTCCTTGTTCTTGACAAGAAACCCGTTTTCGTACAAATGCCCGAACAGAAGCGCCTTGTCCTGCGGTGCCAAGCTGTTGACCTCGAATTCGACATCGGTTCCTTCGTAGTGTTCCATGATCTCTTCCACGCCGTCATCGGAATAAAGCTTTTCTGTCGTGAACTTGTCGGACACCTTGCCCTTGATCGCCCGCGCCAGCTTGACGGGTGTTCCCGCCTCGTAAAGCTTGTCCGTGTTGGTGATGACCTGTGCGACATACAGATCGCGGAAAGATTTCGTCCTACTTCTTACGATGTTCTGAACTTCTGCTGCCATGCTGTTTATACCTCACTTTCATTTTCTGCTTCCTGCACCAGCAGGAAGCGCATTGCGTTGATGAATACCCGTGTGTCGGTTTCCAGTTCGTCGTGTCCTTCAACGAACCTGAACCCGGCCCCGCGCATCAGTTTTTTGATTCGCTTCTTCAGTGACACCTGATCTTCGGCTGACCAAATGTTTACCTGAACCATTCCCGCTTCGACTTCTTCATCGTCGTCCGAATGTGCCGCGATATAGTCCGACAGATTCCACAGGGTCACATGCAGCTGCTTCAGGCTTTCTTCATACCACCCTTGCCGGACGATGATTCCGTCGTCAGAAATAGGTTTCAGGGCTTCCGCCGATTTTTCGATAATGTCCACCCTTTTACCCTCCTAGCTTCTGATTCAACATCGTCTGACATTCCTGTTCCGCGATGCTGGATATTTCATCGCTCACCGCGTCCAACGTGTTATAAATGAAATCCTGCGCGGGCTGTTTCGTCGTCCCCCATTCCACAAACTTCATGTAGAAGAAATTTTCAGCATCGCCTTTCAGATTCCATCCGACTTCCGCCTTTGATTTCGACACTTTGACCGGGATGTTGTCCGCCGCGTGTCCCGTCGGCCTATAGCCGGTGCGTCCGCTCTTTGAATTGTCTGCTGACCGGGACATGTTCGCCCTCATTTTCGGTTCTGTCACGTCGGCGCACCGCTGGAAAATGCGCTTGTTCATTGCGTCGATTTCCGTCGCAGTTGCAAGGCTTTCGATCTGTTTCATCAGCTTGTCCAGCCCCACAAATTCCATCGTGATTTTCATGTTCCCCCCCTGTGTCAGATTCTGACGCGTCATTCCGCGCGGTTTGCTTTCAGCTGCACCTTGTCCCGCTCATTCTTCTTGAAGTCCACTGCGTAGATGTCATACAAATCGCCTTCGTACCTGACGACGAATTCCTTCAGGTTCTTCCGCACCTCTTTGATTTTCTTGCAGTATCTAACTTCAAATACGATTGTGCTGTGAAGTTCGATGCTCAATGCCTGATACAGTTCTTTCCCGTACAGGCTTCCGATTTCGCACCACGCCGAATAGAATTCTTCTGGCGGCGCTTCCTTGCGCCGCCCCGGCGTTTCGGTGTACGTCCGGCGCAAAATGTCGATTCGCCCTGCTGCCATACCGTCACCCCCGAAGCATTTCTTTCGCCATCATGGACTGCACGACGAAGCGCATCTTTTCCTGTCCCGCGCCCGCCGTGATCTTGCCCCGCGTGTCGTACAATTCCTTCACATAGGCCAAAATCAGCAGCTTCTGTCTGTTCGACGGCTCCGCACGATTGAACGTCGGAATCAGTTCTGCCATTTCGTCCAGAACCGCGTCCAGCATCAGCTGAATCAGGCTGTCATCGTCGTCGTAATCGACGCGGATGTACGCCTTCACATCCTTCAGTTCCATTTTGCTTTACCCCCTTTCAGACAGAAGCCGCTGTCGATCTTTAGCCCGCAATGGACACGGTGACTTCGCCCTTGATGACTGCCGTTTCGTCCACGGCCTGAACGTCAAACCTGTCGCGAACCTTGATGCCCGTCAGGTCTTTCGCCCACAGGTCGCCCGCTTCGGTGGACAGCTCAATGGTCATTTTCTCCCTGTCGAACAGGGTGATTGCTTCGTGAAGGTCGCCGATGTAGAACGGATATTTTTCGGCGTTGGACTTGTCGCCGCCGTTCTTCATGGTCTTGTCGGAAACGACGTGAATCGGGTACACGCCGAACAGCAGACGCTTCGTCTTGTCTGTCACGTCAGGCTGCACGATGTAGTTCCCGTCGCCGTCCTTCAGCTTGTCCAGATAGTTGAAGCCGGACTGATTCGTCAGGATGATGGACGACGCGGCGATGGACGCATCCAGCTTCACGTTGAACACATCCTTGAAGTCGTCGAAGCCCTCCAGCACGACGGTCTTGCCCGTGGTGATCTCATCCAGTTTCTTCAGAATCGCGGCGTTGCGGGTCGCTCTGGACTTCTTCGCAATCCACTTGTTCAGATAGGCCAGAATGTTGACGGCGGTGTCCTGAAGCAGTTCGCGGGTGGTCTTCAGAATGCCGCCCTTCTTGCCGATCTTGTACTTGATCTGCTTGAACTGCGGGGTGTCGCCGTCCGGGAACTCACCGCCTTCGTCCACGTCCTCCCACGGGGTCGAATCCGCATCGACTTCGATGACGCGCGACCCGGTCAGGGTGGTCACGCTCTCGCGATTGACCAGCATTTCAAGGTCATCCTGCGTCCGGCGAAGTGTGATGATGTCGGTCTGGATGTCCTGCGGGACGGTGAAGCCGCCGTCTTCGTCGCTGTCCTCGTTCATCGCGTCTGTGACAGCGTCCAGAATCTCCACGTCAGCTTCGGGAACGCGGGTCTTGCGAAGGCCGCACACAATGCGGTTCACAAATGCACGGGCGATGTCGGCCTTTTCGGGCTTCTTCTCACCGCCGACGTGCTTCGCCTTGCCGCCGTTGACCTTGTCTGCGATTCCGGCTTCGTCGTCGTCCTCAATGTCACACAGCAGATTGAATCTGTCCTGCATGTCGATCAGTTCATCCTTCGCAGTCTTTGCTTCTGCGGTCTTTCCGTCCTTGACCAGCTGCTTGATCTGATCTTTCTTCGCGTTGATCTGCTTCAGCAGTTCCATCGCTTCTTTGCTCATGTTGATGTCCTCCTTTAAGTTCCGTATAGGTATAAATCTTCAAGGATTTCAGCGGCTTCCCGCTCTGCTGCGTCCTCGAATTCGGTGATTTCCGCTGTCTTGATGTCAGCGGGCTTGTGCTTGTACGCGTCCATGAAGCCGCTGACGCATGCCGCCATCGCGGGCCGCTGCTCCACAGACAAATCGAAGATGTCCTGCGCTTCCGCGCCGTTCATCCACGTTTCCGCGTTTATCATTTCGGTGATCTGCTCCACGGTTACGCCGTCCTTCACGCGTCCCATGTAGATTTCCGTGATCGACTGCTGACATTTATCCAGCTCTCCGATCAGCTTCTGAAAATCGTCCGCGTTCCCCCATCCGACAGTCGAAGGTTTGTGAATCATGATTTGCGCCCCGGAATTCACAACAATGTCATCGCAAGCCATCAGAATGACCGACGCGATGGATGCCGCAAGCGCATCCACAACCCCCTTCTTCCGGCCCGTGTGCCGCTTCAGGATTGAGTGAATCGCAATCCCGGCAAACACATCGCCGCCGCCCGAATTGATGTAGACCGTCAGCGGCGCGTCATTGTCGATCTGCGACAGGAAATTGGAAATTCCCTGCGGGAATGTGTCTTCTGGTGTCCATGCGTCCCACTCGGTGCTGACGATGTCGCCGTAGATGTAAAGTTCAGCCCCGCCTTCGGCGTTCCTGATTTCCATGTGTCCGACATTCTCGACAGCTTTCGTTCGGCGGTTCCTTCTGGTAAAATCAAACTTCTTCGTCTTCACCTGTTTCTCCCCCTTTCTGCCCCTCTCCGTCGCCGTCTTCGCCGTTTTCGGCTCCCGGCTGTATTTCTTCACCTTCCGCCCGCTCCGGCGCGTCAGGGGCCGTCTGCGCGGTGTCTGCGGCGGTTTCGGCGGCGGTCTTCGTTCCATACTGCTTTCCAACTTCCATTAGCGGGATGTATGCTCCGTTCACGATTAGCACATCACCGCCGTCTTCGTCGGTCATATCCAGTTTCCGGCGTGCTTCGTTCGGCTTGTACACGCCGTTGTTGATGCCCTGCGCGAAAATCTGCATCTGCGTCTTGCTGTCCGTCCGCAAAAGAACCTTTTCGTTCAGTTTGAAATACAGTCCCTGATCGCGTTCGTCATCTGTCAGCAGTTTCCAGTCCACTTCTTCTTCGTACTGCTTCATGACAAAAAGCATCGTGTCCACATAGAAGGACAGCTGCTGCATTTCGCTGTTGCTGTACGATGATTTTTCGTAGTCGTTGATCTGATTTGGCTTGATGCCGAATGCCCCCGCGATTTGCAATGCCGAATATTTCCGAAGTTCGATGAACTGCGCATCGGATAGCTTGATGTCAAGTGGGGTCAGCTTCATCCCCAGCGGAACAGGCAAGATTTTTCCCGTGTTTTTCGTCCCGGCTCCGTAATGCTCGAACGCCTGAATCAGCTTTTCCTTTGCTTCTTCATTCAGTTCCCCGGTGTATTCCAGTGTTGCTTTCGCGGTCAGCCCGTTTTCGTACAGATTCGTCATGAAGTCCTGCGCGGCTGCTGCACCCTCCACGCTTGCCTTCAGGATGTACTGCACGGGAAGCCCCGTGATTCCGTCAAGGGAATGCGACGTTTTGAAATGCAGCACTTCGTCAGTCCCGAATATGTACTGCTGCCCTGAATACGGGTCATTGTAGACGTACCAAATCTTCCCGGCCCCGGCGAAGTAGCCCGCATCATCCACAACGACCTGAACGCAGTTCGACGGCATAATCCACATGTCCATGACCTTCAGTTCGCCGCCGTATTTCTTGCGCTTCAAGCGCCGTCTGACGTAGACATAGGCGTTTCCGAAGTGACACCGATTCATTTCGACGGTGTTCCAGAATGTCGTCGGGGTCATGAAGGGATTCGGCCTGACTTTCATCAGCTGCGCCGTTTCGTTGTTGTTCGGCTCGACGATGCCCTTGTCTGTCCGCTGATACAGCTTCCACGGCATTTTCGCCATCGTTTCAGACATCATTTTCAGGCATGTGAAGTATGTCACTTCGTTCATAACCTTTGTTTTTTTGGGACGCACCCCCAGCCATTCAGCGAACGATTCATCGTTCATCCCCGTCGTCTGGACGTTTATGTTCAAAATTTTCGCGACAGCCCGCTTGAATCTGTTCCACATGGTCATCCCCTTTTCCCCCCTTTCTGCATGTATTGTTCGTTTTGCTGAAGCCACAACTGCACGAATTCGTTCACGTCCGGCTTCACTTCCCCCTTCATCGCCATCGTCCACGCGTCTATAATTGCGTCCACGATGTCGATTCGCTCTGTCTGCAAATCCTTTTCAATTTTTATTTCCCCGAAGGAATTCGACACGGTCTTTGCGTTCGCAACAGACCACGCCATTGCTTCGTTTCCGTCATGCTCCACGTTACCCGCCGTGACTTCCAGTCGAAAGTCCACCGTCGCGTCGTTCAGATTTTTCGCTGATTGCGTGATCGCCAAGCTGTCGAACCCCATCGCTTCCATGTCCGCAAGGAACGCCGAAGCGTTGTGCGGGTCATAGCATATCCACTGTACGGAAAGCTCATACTGCTTGATGATCTTCTGCAAGTACGTCAAGATGTATTTATAATCCGTCTTCACGCCGCCCATTGTTTCTGTGACGGTGACAAGCCCCTGCTGAATCCACATGTCATATGGGACGCGGTCTGTTTTCATGTGTTCCTGCACCCGGTTCTTTGGGATGAAACAGTGCGCGTGAATGAAATATTTCCGCACGCCTTCCCGCAGGAACGGGAACACGAACGCGATTGCCGTCAAGTCTCCGCCGCTCGACAGGTCAAGTCCGACATAACACTTCTGTTTTCTGAAATCTTCCAGTGATTTATTAACCACTTTCCCATTCCACAGCGCCATGTCTCGGATGTAAACGTCATTCGTCCACTGAATCCACTTATTCAGCTGCTTGACAATGAAATCCCGCAGGGTTGCGCCGCCCATTTCCTTTGCGGTTGCCGCAATCGGAATCATGTTCTCCAGCGCGTCCGGGTCATACGCAAGCAGCGGATTCGCCTTCAGCCAGTTTTGCGGCTCCCACATGTCATCTTCATCGTCCATCTGCGCGATGAAAATGAACTGCGAATCATTTTTCGCCGTTCCTTCCAGCACCTTGACACAGTATTCGTACAGGGCATAACATGGGGACTTCAGGTCGAATCCCGCCGTCGTGATGACAGAAATCAGCGCGGACTTCATTTTCTTGATGCCGCCTTCAAGCAGCTTGTACATCTGTTCGTCCCTATGCGCGTGGTATTCGTCCACGATGCCCAGCAGGGGCCGGAAACCGTCAATCGACTTTGTGTCTCCCGACAAGGCCCTGATCTTGCCCCGCGTCAGCAAACAGTCAATCGTGCTGTTGTGTTCATGAATCTTGAAGCACTCTGACAATTCGCTGTCAGCTGTGATGAACTTCGCGACCTCATTGAAGACGATCATCGCCTGTTCTTTTTTGGTCGCCGTGCAATAGATTTGACCGTGCTTATACCCGTCAAAGTTGCCGTAATATGCAGCAAGGATTCCGTTTAGGAACGACTTGCCGTTCTGCCGCCCTAACTGGATGTAGGACGTTCTGAACCGTCTGTATTTCCCTTTTTTCGTCCGCCACCCGTTCAGTGACCCCAAAATAAAGCACTGAAAAGGGAACGCTGTGACGTTTTCCTGTTCTTCTCCTTCCGCGATGACCAGCGTTTCTGCAAATTCGATGATTCTTTCAGCGGCGGCCTCGTCGAAGCAGTATTTGAAGTCATCGTTTTTCGATCTTTCGATGTCGTCAAGGTGTCGTTTGCAGGCTAGCCTGACCAGCTTTCCGGCGATGATCTTCCCGGCAAGGACATCCGCCGCGTATTGCGTCGTTCTGTCCATCTGTTCCGCCCCTCTTACCCGAACCGCTCCACGAACTTATTTTCTTTTTTCGGTTCGTTTTGTGTTGGAACGACAAGTCTACACCTTGAAGACACCGTCATTCCAAAGTCCGCCGCGCCCTGTCTGCACTGCCTGTAAAATCTGTCCTGCATGATTGCAAGGCGTTCGACCTGTCCGTTCACCACTTCCGCCTTTTCAAAGATCGGTTCGCCGTTCGCGTCCTTTCGTCCTGTGTCCTGCTCAATCTCCACCATCAACGGCTGACGGTTCAGTTCTTCCGTGACAGCGATGTATTTCGACTGTGCGACCACAAGCCGCGCAAGTGCATCGACATCCAGATTTGCAACGATGCCGATCTTTTGCAGTTCCTTCGCAATTTTCTTGAAGGTCTTCTTCTGCTCCGCTGTCAGATATGCCGGGGCCGTGACTTTATCCGCCGGGGCTTTTACTTCCGTCCGCTCCCGCTCTGCGATTTCGGCTTTCGTCAGATGCTTTTTGCCCTTTGCTTGTAGCAGATCAATCGGCTGTCTTTGTCCCGCCACGCTTCGCGACCCCCTTTCTTCAGTTTTTGCCGCTTTTTGTCGGTGTCAGATTCTGACCTCTGCCCCATATGGTCGGGGCGGGCCTGATTCTGATTTTTCCGTGGGGATTTTTCTCCGCAAAAAAGAGGGGGCGCGACTAAAAAACGCCCTGTAAAACTTTTTCAATACCCCCCGCTTCCTTCCAATGCTCTGCGATGATCTCCCGAAGCAGTCTCTGCGTTTCCGCCTTCGTCGTTTCGTCTTTTTTATACAAGGCTGATATGATTCCATGGTTGCCATTCGATAGCGGGATAAGATTCGTCATGTCAAGCCGTTTCGTCCAGTCGTCTTCAAGTTCGACGATGTGATGCACCATGTCAGCAGCTATCACGCGGTGCTGGATGTAGTACGCATAGATGTCTATGCCGTCGTACAATTTCAGCGCGTTTTCACGGGCATTCCTCCACCCCTGCGACGTATAGAATTCAGCTGCCTTCTTGTCCCGCCTGAAGCGGTTATATTCCATGTGCCGCGACTGTCCTGCATTCTGACCATCCGCACATGACGCACACACTTTCAAGCCCTGCGGAATCACAGCCCCGCATCTGCACTTATGCCACAGTCCCACTTATGTGACCTCCTGCATTCGTCCG